CATTAGGATTACTACCAGTATTGATCCCGAGTCTAGACATTAATTTTCCTCAGTCTTTCCCTATTTTTATATTTATTGATGCTTATAACTAGTAATAGAATGATTTCAAATCATGCAGTTCAATTTTCAATTTGGTAAGAAAAAAACAGATAAAAAACAACTCATTATTGTTGGAGTGGTTGTATCTACACTTATAGCTGGCCTTTCACAATGTACAGGAGTTTCTGAAAATGGACTTTGGGACTTATTAGATGAACTTCAAAGAAAGTATCTCCCACAGGGTATTCTTAATGAGATTATACTACAAGATCCTGACAAAGTAAATCGTAGAGTTGAAAGAGATGTTGATAAGGCTATAAGAGATGTAACAAAAGAATATGATAGGATTATTGTAGAGTCGGATAGAAAATATAAACCACAATACCTTGAAGAAAAGAACGATGAGTCTTTATGTTACTCTGAGGATTGTAAGAAACTTGCACCACCTATGAGAATTTGTTCTCCAGTTTTTGAGGGAATTGATTGTTCTCGGAAACCTGAAGATAAATAAATAGAATTATAAAAGTACTTTTTATTGTATACAAATGGAAGGACAAGACATCAGAGGTCTCATTGAGGCCTATTCGCAAGTGTATGAGGCCCCTGAGGTTCTTAATGAAGAAGTAGAACAGATTGACGAAGCACCAATGACAGCGTTTCAGGCTGCTGGTGGAAATGCAAAATTAGCTCAACTTAATAAAAATAGATCTCCAAGAGCGGGTAGAGTAACTGCTGCGGATCTTGAAAAACAAGGACAAGCTAATTTATTTAAAGCTGGTGGTGGTCAAGCCGCGATAGATAAAGGTCCAAAAAGGAATGCGGGTCGTGGCGGAATGAGACCCACTCTCACAAGACAAGATATTATTAATAAGGGTACTGTTGCTGCAGCAAAACCTGCAAAACCACAAGTATCAAATATTCCTCCTAAAGAGGGAACTGGAAAAGGAGGACCATCTGATATTAGAAGAGCCCCTACTCCTGCAGCACCTACAAAACCATCCGGTACTCCTGCTGCAAAACCTGCTGCAACTTCTGCACCAAAACCCACTCCAGCTCCAGCAAAACCTGCAGGATCTGCAATGGATCAGTGGGCTAAAGCAAATCCAAAACTTGCTGCTGCAAAGGCAGAGAGAGATCGCACAAGAGGAACCAGTGCAACTACAAATCCTCTTATGAAGGATATGAAGTCCTCTATGCCTGCACCTAAGGCTCCTGCACCATCAACCACCAAGACAGCATTTGATCTCGCCAAGAAAGGTACAAACCTTGCTGCTGGCGTTGACATCTTTGATCTCGTCAAAGGTCATCTACTTGACGAAGGTTATGCAGAGACCGAAGAGAATGCGCTTGTAATGATGGCAAACATGAGTGAAGAGTGGAGAGATTCTATTCTTGAGGCTCATGGAGTTGATCTTGAAGAAACCAAAAAGTGGATTCAAAAGGCAATCAAAGAACCAGGTTCTCTCAGCAAGCAACTAGGTGTTCCAGAAAAAGAGAACATTCCTATGGGCAAACTTAAGGCAGCTGCAGAAAAAGATGGTAAACTTGGTAAGAGAGCTCGTCTTGCGATGACTCTTAAGGGTCTTAATAAGGAAGAAGTTGAACTGGTTGATGAATCTCAAGCAGCTCGTGAGAATCCAGAAGATCATAATAAAGAAGAGAAGAGAAAGTATGAACCAGTTCGCGGTGAAAGAACTCCAATGCCACCAAGAGGTGACAAGCGTAGAGAGGATTTTGAGAAGTGGTATCGTGCTAATGTTCGTTGAGAACAATTAAAATATAACTCTGGGGGGTTGACTAACCCCCTTTTTTATGACTATAATAACTCTGTCCGGGTTCAAAGGATAAATAAGGCTCATATAATTCTAAGAGCTTTATGAGCTATGAAAACCCTTGGCTCTACAATGGAGAGGTTTTTGAGTCTGATCATATTCAAGATCATTTTGGTTTTGTTTATCATATTCACTGCAATAAAACTGGTCGTAGTTATATTGGTAGAAAGTATTTCTGGTCTTTCCGCACACCAAGAGGAAAATCTAGAAAAGCTAAGTCGGAGTCCGATTGGAAAAAGTATTACGGCTCCTGTCCTGAGCTCAAAGTCGATGTTAACCTTTGGGGGAAAGAGTCATTTGCACGAACAATACTTAGCCTCCATAAAACAAAAGGACAATGTAACTACGAAGAAACCAGACAATTGTTCTTAAATAATGTTTTGATAGAGGCCCTTGACACTGGGGAACCGAAGTACTACAATAGCAATGTACTCGGTCGTTACTACAGGAAGGACTACTTTCATGGAACATCAAATGATTGATCAAGCTGAAAACCTTAAAGATAGTATTATTGATCGTCTTCACTATCTCGCAGAGATGGGTGATTATCTTAATGCCTGTGCGGTTTATGAGGAGTTTCGTGAAACAATGTTGGTATCAGAATCCTGAATAATTGACAAACAACTAAATATGTGATATTATGTTACAACCCGATACCAAAAGTGTCGGGTTTCTCATTATGAGAAAGTGAAGTGACAATTAGAGCCGTGGAAAGTGCCCTTTGAGAAAAGGGTGTACCCCCTTTCTATACGGATGTAGAGTTCAATCGGAGTTAATGCAAAATTTCTTTACAGTAGCCCTGCCCCTTCTGGCATCGGTTACAACCACAACGGCAACACTGCCATTCCAGAGTTACAAGATGCAAGGGCCGCCTCCTCCTGTCCCAGGACAAGCGCCCTTTTCCGTTATTAAGGAATTTGATCTTGTTGATGGTCAGAAGACAGCAATCCGCGAGGTTGCATTACCAAAGCCAAAAGAGAAAAGGCTTATTTGTAAAGGGTGTAATGAACATGAGAATGCTACCCTGGCATACTTCCAGGATCGTGGTGTTAAAGACAGAAACGCCCTTGCTACCATCATGGGTAATATTCGTCAGGAATCAACTTTTGTTCCTAACATTTGTGAAGGTGGTAGCAGAACCAGTTGGAGTAACTGCGGACGCGGTTACGGACTGATTCAATGGACATCTGCCAACAGATATTATGGATTGGGTGATTTTGCTAAGAAGTATGGTGGTTCGCCATCATCACTTCATACGCAACTTCGTTATCTAACGACTGAGGTTCAATGGCAACGAATTGAGGACAGGATGAAAACTCCTGGTAAATCCATCAATCGTTACATGGACTATGCGTATAGTTGGATTGGTTGGGGGCATCATGGTGCCCGTACTTCGTATGCACATGACTATGCCAACCGACTGATCACGGTAGAAGTTTGATACAATAGAATAGGAGGGAGGGGTTGACAATACTCCTCCCCCACTCTATACTCTAAATATGGAGAGATGACCGAGCGGTTTAAGGTGCAGACCTGGAAAGTCTGTGTGGGGGTAACTTCACCGAGGGTTCGAATCCCTCTTTCTCCGTTGACAATTCAACCTTTTGATGGTATGATTGTCTCATGTCTCAGTAGCTCAGTGGAATAGAGCAACCGCCTTCTAAGCGGTCGGTCGCTGGTTCGAATCCAGCCTGAGACGCTTGACTTTTTGAGAAAAAAGTCTTATAAATAAAAACACTTAGGTCGAAAACAATGTCTTATCCAATGCCCAAACAGTTTACCATTCTTGATTGCCGTTATTGGCATATCGAGGGTGCTCCCCTGTTTGCGGATATGAATAGACATATGTAAGATGTTTAATTCATAAAAGCAAAAGAAGGGGAGAGAAACCAAAAGTTTCCTCCCCTTTTTTATTGTCTGTGACAGTTTCCTAAGTGTCCACCAACCTCCCCCCAGAGATCAAACGGTGGTATTCTAGCCAAGTGGTCGAGAGAGACCACACCGAACATAGACAACTGAATATTTATCCATATTATTTGGGACATTAACTCAGCGGTAGAGTATCCGGCTTTTAACCGGTTAGTCCTCGGTTCGAATCCGAGATGTCCCATTAGGTTATTTTGAAACGGACTCTTGGGGGAGATCTGATGCTTCTCAGCGCCGTAACTCAAATTAACCTATCTGGGAGGATTTCCGAGTGGTTAAAGGAATCTGACTGTAAATCAGACGGCTCTGCCTTCACAGGTTCAAATCCTGTTCCTCCCACCTTGACCCATTAGTGTAGAGGCTTATCACGCCACCCTGTCACGGTGGAGATCACGGGTTCGAATCCCGTATGGGTCGTTGGAGATCATCAGTACGAATCTCCACGCATTCTTCAGAGGTTGCCAGTTTGCAGAAGAATGTCGTAGTAATAACTGGAATTGGGGAGGGATTTCTAACCACCATCGGATGATGGCAGGATTCATAAGGCTACGAAGCGTAATCCGTAAGTAACTTCGTGTGGGATACCCCTCCCATCTGGTCCTATCGTCTAGTGGTGAGGACATCACTCTTTCACAGTGAAGACACGGGTTCAAATCCCGTTAGGACTATATCCAGGTGTAGCTCAGTTTGGTAGAGCACTCCGTTTGGGGCGGAGAAGTCGGAGGTTCAAATCCTTTCATCTGGACTTGGGAACATAGCTCCAATTGGTAGAGCACATGATTGAAGATCATGGTGTTATCGGTTCAAATCCGATTGTTCCCTCTTGACCTTTATGGTCACGGAGATTCACTTCCTCCGTTATGAAACTTCGGTTGGTTAGTGATAGGTTTTTCAGTCCGAAAACTGAAACTGGTAGGTTGTTGATATCGACTCCTACCTTGATGGAATCGTAGCTCAGTGGTAGAGCACTCGGCTGATAACCGAGCGGTCACAAGTTCAAATCTTGTCGGTTCCACTCTGGTGAGCCTTAG